CCAAAAATCTTTGATATTGCTTTGATGTTCTGCCTTGTCTATTCAGCTTTTTATCCAATAATCGCCTTGCTCTTTTACGCTGTTTTGCCTCTTTATTAGGCACTACCAGCCCATTTCAGAGGCTTGTCTTTCCAGATTTCTTTCTATCTCTGATCCACCAAATCCAATTCGAGATCTACCTGGAATGACTTCGTATTCCAAAGAATCGCAATTATTGCACAATATTGTTTCTGGCTTTTCAGTTGGTTGCCAAAAAGCCTCGTCAATGTGGCCACATTTGAGGCATTTTACATCATGCAAAGGCATTATTTTTTCTGTCTTTCGTGCTTTTTTATTATTTATTTATCACGAGTAAGGCATAAATGCCCCTCTATAT